GCGACGAACGGAACGTTCTTCACGCCACGGATACGGGCAGCGGCGCGACCATGCATCGCCGCCAGACCGACCAGCCATTCGACGCGGGTCCGGAAGACCGGCTTCTCGTCGATTTCGCCGAGGTCTTCGACTTCCATGACACCGTTCTGAAGACCGGTGATCTTGTCGGAGCCGATGGACAGGATGTAGATCGAAGAAGCCGTCGCGGTGGAACCACCAGAGGCGACTTCGTCGAAGCCCATAATCTGCTTGCCTTCGTTGTCGTAGTCGGCAACGAGGATCGGCAGGTCGTTGTACATGGCGATACGACGACCGAACTCGTCCTTATCCCAGTGCATCTCACCGCCCAGACCTTGACGCGCAGCCTGATTCAGGCGGTTGCGCGCGGCCTTGTTCATGAGCAGATAGTTCGCGCCGTCGACCGCATCGATAGCTTCGTCCAGTTGGAAGATCGACAGAGCGTCGCCGCCATCGGAAGAGCCCGCATCGATGAGCTGGTCACCCACGATACGCTTGCGCAGACCGTCGAACACGCGCGGATCAGCTTCGGAGTCGCCGTTGATGATCTTGTCGGCGATGGACAGCGCCATCGACTTGATCTTCATCGACTCTTGGGAGTCACGCACTTGTTCGCCACGGGTTTTGATCAGCGCCTTATCGACGTCCAGATCACCACCAGCGATACGCAGAACTTCGGTCGTCTGGTTCATGATGCCGGTCGACTCGTCGTAGCCTTCGTTGAAACCACGGAAACCAACGCCCGGAAGTTCGCCTTCGAGGTTGTAGGTCAGCGACCCGCCCGGAATGTCTTCGAACGGCAGCACGCGGAGGATATCCGAGTTCTGTGCGAACATTTCGATGACAGCCTGACGCTTGATGTCGCCGTCGTTCAGTTTGCTTGCTTCAAGCAGAGTAAGAGCCATATCTAGGCACTCCTTCAGTTGACAAAAAAGTCGGCTGAATTCCTGCGAGCGCCCCGCGCCTGCTTGGTCCCGGCTCAGCCATAAACCGGGAATAGAATTTCGGCATAAGCCAAAACAACACGGGGGAGGTCAGCCGATCTCTACTTTTGAGACCGTCCAACCACCCCCGGTGATCTTCTGTGTAGTCAGTTCGTCCCGAATAACGGGTCGATACTACTTGCGGTTCTTGTTCGCCAGCGACAGTTTTTGCTGCGGCGAGAGTTTTTCAAAGTCAGCTTTCGACAGACCGCCGAGGTTTTTATCCCCGCCGCCAGACCCACCACCGGCGGATTGTTTGAACAGGTGACTGTTGCTTTCGCGCAGAGTTTGAAGCCATTCGCCCGGCTGAAGCGGCGTGGTGCCATCCTCGCCGTAGAGGGTGACGTCGCCTTGCTTCGCGACCAGCTTCTCACCTTCACCCACAGTGTAGATGTCGTGGGCGCGGCGAAGGAGGTCAGGCAGAGCCGAAGGATTCACGGCGCTGTCTTCGCGCATCGCCGCATCGGTGATCGCACGATCAATGACGCTGCGTTGGTACTTGGCTTCAGCCGCCGAAGTCCGCTCCTTGTGAGCGTTCAATTCACGACGGGCGTCCGCCAGTTGATTTTCGTAGGTCTCTTTCATTTTGGTGGTGCGCTCTTGCACCGCCTTGTCGAGACCTTGGTTTTCGACGAGTTCGCCGTCCTCCACGCGTTGAGCCGTGCCGCGTAGGGTTTCGATCTCTTTGACCGCATCATCCACCGAAGAATCTTCGCCGAAGACTTTCTGAAAAGAAGCGAGCTTGGATCGAAGATCATCGCGATCTTGACTCAGGGTCGTGTTGTTGTCGCGGAACTCAGTCAGTTTCGAATTCAGGACCAGATTGACCTTGAATTTGTCGCCGTCTTCTTTCGCTTCTTCGCGGAAAGCTTCCGGCACTTCATCAAGGGTGTTGTACGAAATAGTTGGCATATAATCTCACCGAGATTTGAGGATTGTCGGGATTGGAGGCGTATGTCTCTCCGAGACACCTCTATGTGTCATTGGAGCTAACATAATGCAGCGGCTAAGTCAATTCCATTGACATTTTGGCTCAAGTAAAACTTAGCCATTTCGCTTTGACTAGACGGTTGCTCATACCTTTCTCCATTAGGAGATTGATCGAGTAGTCATGACAAACAGGGCGTCCGTCGAATAAACCCCAGTTGTCAGGTTTTGTGTCTGTGAAGTAGTTCGGGATTTTCTCAGGAAGCTTGTTCTTCGGGATTGGTTCGGTGCGTTTCTGGACCAGCACCTTACCGCACGGGCTAATATTGATCACCGGCGCAAACCACTTGGCGTGACTAGTCCACTCTACGCGTTCCCAGACCTCGTTTTCATGAACGTTGTGATGGTAGTATCCGTCGGTTTCTATCTTGATGACGATCTCAGGATTAATCGTACATTCGTAGACCCGTCGAAACGCGCCCTGCCCAATCACATCCCCTAATAGGGTGTGCATGAAGTCTCGGGCGATGATGTCCATCCCTGAGATATTCATGTCTTTCATGTCGAATTGACAGCTCATTTTAGGCTATCAATCAGGGGAAATGTACACGTCGCGAAAATAACTAACCCTAAAGAGCCAAAGACAATGAATGGGAATAAAGATAGGACGAACATTATGCAGAGACCTTCCTACTACATTTTTCTTCGTGTAGGGCTAACGCATCTTCATAACTGAGTTCTGGTCGGGCGCAGTATTGGAACAACATGGTGCCACCGTCTTGGTTACTCTTCACCGTAGGCTCAAGCTCTTCAGCCATACGCAACATCGCGTAGGCGACTTGGCACGCTTGAGCGGGAATCATGACGATCCGGTCTTCGACTTCGCTGCTTCCGATCTCGACGAAAGTGCGCGAGTACGCATCTGGACGAACCTCAACATAATCGCCACAGGAATCGTTATATACACGGTATCGACATTCGGTGCTGAAGTCGGTCAATAGATGTCGTCCAGTTCTTCGTCTGTCAGGTTGATGTCGTCTGCGTCTTCGTCAGTGAATCGCCGGTTGGGTTTACGGGCTCGGAAGGAGTCACCCTCGTCTAGGATGCCATTGACCCCTTCCTCAAATTCCTCACCGGTCCCGTTTAGGATGTCGTCGAACGTCTTAGGCATTTTTGGGTTTCGGCTTCTTCGGCGGTTGAGCGGGTTCCGGTGGGTTCTCTTTCGCCATACGCTCTTCGCGGGCTTGGTCGTACAGCTTCTCTTTTTGTTGGTGCTCCGACTTCGCATCCGGATATCCCCGCATCCGCGCCAGAACGTCGTTCTGGTTCGGGAATTGATCGGGGTTGTCGAGGAGCTTCTTGAACTCTTCCACCGACATCCAGTCAGGGATCAGCTCAGCCTTGCGAAGATACTCGTACAGCACGTCGGCGGGGATGATTCCGTCTCTGTACATGGCGTGGATCGCCCGGAATTCGCGCGCGCCAAGCTCGTTGAATAGGAAGTCGGTGTTCAGCTCAATCGAGATTCGGGCGGCTTCGGCGGGTTTGACGTCCTGCCATTCAGCCCAGATGCGGAGAAGTTCGGAAACGCCCAGATCAACCGACAGAGCGACGTTGAGGAGAAGCGACTGTTCGTTCATCTCCTTGATCTTGGCTTGGTTGTCTGATTCCGACACCGAGCGCGATCCGCCACCCGCCATTCGACCGCCCAGAGCCGAGATTTGAGACTCCTTCTGCGCGCAAGCCGTTTCGAGGGTCTTCAGACCCGTCCCGTTGAACTCGATGATACCCGGCTTCTCGCCCTGCCCCACTTCCCAGACCACGTTCGGGCCGATTGTGTAGGTGGACCCGGCAGCGGCGTTCTTCTCGCCTTCCGACTTCGGCGCGTAATAGACCGGCAGTGCCGTGTAGTGGCGACCGTGCTCAAGCTGCGCGTACGAGCGGTAGTGGGATATGTTCAGGTCGTAGATATCGACCAGCGGCGGGCGCTCTACGGAGGGGAGGTTCGTATACGGGCCGAAGAATTGGAACGGGATGCGTTTGAACGTCGTGCCACGATTTTTCGGAGTGATGATTTCATCGGGCGTGCCGGTGAGGTCGGCGTCAGTCTCATTGTGAGATAGATACCGATGCTGTTGGTACTCGAACACCGGATTCTCGTCGGTCCCAACGTTCTGAAGCTTCAACAACCGGTATTCGGTGAAAGTGCGCCGGGCGTATCCTACGCCTTCCCGGTTTTGCTTGAACTCGCGAAGGACGACCATCGTCAGGACGTCCTCACCGGCGATCTCTTCGACTTCCCAGTCAATGATGTTCTCTGCAAGGTATCCGGCGAAGTAGGCTTTCTCGCCCTTGGCGTCCATGTCGACCAGAGCGCCGTAACGACCGACGCCTAGGGTCTCAGTGCAGATTTGCTTGACGAATTGCGTGAGGGACATCCCGTTCCGGGTGATCCGGCGAACGCCTTTTTCGAGCTTCTTTGGGAGGTTTTCGACCTTCGGCTCACGTTTGAAGACCATCCCAACCAGACCGCCAAGGGTCCGCCCGGTCATGTTGTAGAACGTCGCCCGCTCAAGGAACTCAGCGTACTCGTTTTCTTCCTGCCCGTTCATCTGGGGAAGGAATTCAACGCCCTTGTTCTTGACCGCTCGTTGTCCCTCGAACACCGCCCGCAAGCCTTCCCAGACATCCGCCCAGTACGCGTATTCAGGATGCGCAAAAGCAGGAGCCTTCTTCAGGTCGTGTCTGGTCGTCTTCTTGTTTGAATTCGTCATGATATACCGCTTGTTCAGGACGCCTAGACGCCTCTTAATTTGTCAGCGATAATGACGATTACTTCTCAAAAGTCAATGATT